CATATCTAGGATTAGTCAGAAAATCAGCAATGATCGCAGCCGGGTTGGCATCGAGTCCGTTGGTGCCGCTGCCGGAGAGAAGGCCATAAACCTCGAAAGAAAAATTCGGAAGGGTCGCAGTGTCGCCCATCGCGTAATTGTTAGCCACCACGATAGCTGTCCCGGAATAACCGAGTGCTCTGTCAGCATGGCTCGTTTGCCAATACGCGTCTGGCAGTTGACCGTCGGTCCCGAGATAGAGCGCCGCCGCGAGCGACGACAGCGTACCGACATTCTTGTCCCACCAGACGGTTCCGATCCCGTCAACTGTCCCTTGGCACACACCCATTATGACTGAGGCGCTGTACTTGTATTGCTGACCACCGCCTTTACCACCGCCGCCCCCCTTACCAATACCGGCTTGGCGCGAGGAAGGCGTTGCTTTGAAATCATCATATTCGATCAAGTTTGGAGAAACCCGGGTGGTTCCATAAAGGAGCGGGATGGCTCCGCCTCGCTGCGAAGTCTGGAATTGCAGAGAGCCGATTGCTTTCTGCTGCTTGGCGTTCGACACGCCGCTGAGGATGCCGCCCATGGTCGATAATTAGTGATCAGAAACCAGATAGGGGTCAAAGAATCGCACCGGGCGGTTGACCAGCGGCGGCTGATCCGCATCGGCATAGGCGACCCCTGCGTTCCACCACGCGTGGATCAGTCGGGGCCAGTACGCTACAATAGCGCCGTGGGCGAAGCACCGACCGAACTTGAACAGCGCAATATCACCTGGCCGAGGCGGACCCGTAATCTCGGAGGCATAGCGCATGAGGCCATAGAGATACCGCTCGACATCGCGGTGCAAGTGCCAGTCCGGTGGGTAGAATGGGACCTCGAGGCGGGAGATCATGCCAACAGCCTCGAATACCTCCGCGAGCAGCATCAGGCAATCTGTGCCAGCGCCCTTGACCCGCCCCATGTGGTGATACGGTGTGCGCAGCCACGTCTGGGCCTCGGCGACGACTTGAGTTCGCCGGGTCATACTGCAGTCTCCGGCGTTGGAATATAAGGAAAGCCGCCGAAATGAATGGCGTTATTAAACACGTTTGTGCAGGTCGTCAGCGTGCGGTCGCAACCGGGGAGCAGTTGGAACTCGTCGCCAACCGAGACTGGCGAAAGATATCCCGGCTTCACATAGACCACGCCCTGGTCAATATTCGCGACCGTACGGCTCGAGCCCGCATTTGCCCCGCTAACGCCGGTGATGGTCCCCTGCACGTATAGATTTGCTGGACTCCGAGCGATTGCGATGGCGATTTGCGTCGGGGTCGAGCCAGGTCCGGAGGAGACAATTGTTTGCAGGCTCGACCGGTCGAATTGGCACATTGCGTCGCCGAACACGTGAGTACATGAGGATTGCCAGAGCCGACGGGGCATCTGAATGTTCAGAAGCTCGAGATGAGAGCGGCATTTGATATCGAGGGTAGTACGGGTGCAGTCGATATCGGATACTCGACCCGCGAACAAGATCACCGATCCGGGGCTGGTATCCCCATAGGTCGCCATGAAACTCCGCTCCAGTTGAAGGATCGCTCCGTCCAACTGCCCCTGCCACGCGGCTTCGAGAAAGGTTACTGAACCGATAAGGTCTGACGGCTCGGGGTAGATCGTCACCTCGAGCTCGTCGACTTGGGTACCGATGACAACCTTGGTTTTCGAGCGTTCAAATTTTGGGCCCAAGGCAAAGGTAAAACCATTGACCGTTAATGCCGTCGGCGCAGCCGAGTAGCGCAGCACGGCGCCGCCTATTAGCGTAATTGTGTAGAGATCCGCCATGATAAACTGATCGCTGCTTGCGAGAAGTGCAAGCAGCAAGGGGCTGGCATCCTTCATGGCCGCACCGAAATGAAGGTCAGTTTTTTGAGCTGCCACAGCCGATACATGAAATTCTCGAAATCGTATTTGTCGTCAATAAATCGGCAGCGAAAATAATAAGAAAAATCTGCTGTTATGATCAGCTCGCTTCCCGGTGCCGTGCTGAAATTCAGTAGCCCGCTGTCGAAGTCGATACTGTAAGTCGCCGGATCTTGAGTGATCCCGTTCAGGTAAACGGCCCACACCCACTTCGGAGCTACGATGGGTTCGAAGAAGCCGCCGCCAGGTAGGTTTGTGCCCATTGCGCGCTGCAGCTGGAACACAGTCGCGCTTGCGTTACCGACACCGATCTGCTGTCTGAGAACCTGGCAGTCGGTCGGGTCCTCAAATAGAAATGTGCCGAAAGCACCCTGACAGAGCATAAAGAACCCGGTCAGTGTTCGAAGCTCGTCATAACCGGCTGTCGGATTATCGCGCAGAAACTCGTATGCCAGGGCAAATTGCCACAACGGGTTAGGATAGTCTAATGCCCGCAATTCGCGACCCGAGGCCGCACGCTGGATGCGAGTCTGAAACGTCGGCGTCTTGGTAACACTCCAAGTAAGACCCGGCAATGTGGGAAATATTAGCGCCATCAAGCCATCCGCAGCGCTGAGCCGTTACGCATCGCCTTATTCATTGCCGCGACGAGCAGACTGCCGTTACTGTGGAAAAAGCGCTTCACGTCCTGACTATCTATTGCGGAGACGTTGATCACCACTGGACCGGCGCTCGACCCTCCATTGGCGGAGATCATGCTCTGTAGTCCCTGACTGATACCGGCCGGCAAAATCATTTCGTTTTGGTGGACCATCGCGAGCTGATCGGATGGTACAACCCAGCCCCCCGCCGCGGATGCGATGCCGCTGGCCGCGGCCATTACGGTGGCTTCTCCGGCTGCGGCAGGACCGGCTGCCGCAGGGCCCATGATGGGAGCTAGAAATGCGAAGATGCCACCGAACGCCTGCGCCGAATCTGTAACGATGCTTTTGACCGCATTCAATGACTTCAACGCCAACCCGGCGCCCAGTCCTTCGCCTTCAGCCGCAGTGCGCGCGGCAGCCCCGGCCTCGGTCGCTGTCGTCATTGCGAGTTCGGCGGCAATCCAGTTCGTTACCGTCTTAACGCCGAGGTTGACGAACTCCCCGATTATCGATTGAGTGATATTTGCGACCGCCTTCTGCAATGTGGTCGTGCCTAGGATTATGCCCGTGATGGAGGTATCGAAGGCGCGCTGAATTGGCTGTACGAGACTGAGCCACGCCCGTTCGCTGTTCTGCACCGCCTGAAGATCGAGTTTCTGCTTTTCGGTTAAAAATTTTTCATAGGCGATATGCTCTTCATCCGATAATTTCTGCCGCGTGCGAACGTCGTTCTCGGCTGCCGCGAGCTTCTTTGCGAAGTAATCCTGATCGAGGGCCCACTTGCTCTCGAGGAGGCCTTGCAGCTGGGCGAGTTCCTCGCTGGCGGAGATCTTCCCGAGTTCGGCATTTGCCTGAATGGCCGCCTTTTTACGGGCGTAGGCTGCGTCAGATACCTTTTCGTCGGCATCGAGCATTGAGAGAGCATCGCGCTCGCTCTGAACCGCGAGCTGCTTTTCCAGCTGATACAAATTCGCTTCGACAGCGACGCGCGCTCTCGACCCGGCCTCGGTGAGTGTCAGCTTCTCTTGCCAGAAGGCTAATTCCTCCGCTTTGGAGTCTTGGAAGAATGAGCGCTCATCGAGGAGCTGGCTCTGGAGGTCCGCGCGCCACTGCTGCATGAGATCGTCGCCGGCCCCGCGAGCTGGCCCACTACCTATGGAACGAGCTCTCGAGCCTCCACTGGGCTGGTCGCCCTGTTGCGCCGAAACCCCAGGGGTCTCCCGACGCCCGCCGTGAGGGCCGATATCTGGAACGTTTACGTTTATCCCATTGCCGATCGAACCTGTGAGACTCGAAACCTTGTTCTGTAAGGCGCCGATCGTAGATCCGATTTGCGCCGCAGCCGCAGTGATCTGCACCTGTGCTTGTTGGGCGGTGGCACTCAAGCTGCCGAAATTCGCCTTCATGCCATCAGTCGCGGCTTGTACCGAGTTCGCCGCCGCCTGCATGCCGGATTGGAGGTCATCGGTTTGCGCGCTGATGACGACGCTGGTTTCCATGTCGGCCATTGAGCCCTCACAATTTATACGTGACGTGCGCCACCCGCTGCACCGAGCGAGCCTCAATCAACCAAATATGATGCCCTGCGCTGCAGTTCGTTGAAGTCAAGCATAACGGGCGGCAGACCGAAGTGGACATCCCCAGAACCAAAGCAAGGCCCGAGCTCGGCCAGGATCGAGCTAACATCCGAGGCTGTCCTGCAGCCGGGCCCCGCAGATGCCTCCTTGGGAGTGGGCAACTGCATACGGGCCCGCTTTGTCCTACCCACATCCAGATAAGCAGCAGCCAAGACGTGAACCGGCGGGTGTTCGGCCCAATAAGCCGTAAGCTCCTCAAACTCGAGGAGCGTCATTGCATCAATTACAGGGTAACTATAGCCGCAGGCGGTGGCGAGGAGTCCGTAGATGTATTGCCAGCCATCTTCAGACCCGAATCGGGCGTCGCCACCGCCACGGTTTCCCCCAGCGAACTGCGCATCTTTAGCCCTGACCCCGTTAGAACGGCATTTAGCACGGCAGCCGCATTACCAAGGTCGAGCAGATTCTCGACCGCCTCCTGAGTCATTGCGGGATAATTACGCTGCAACGCTGCGGCCACTATTTCCACTAGTACGCCGATTTGCGATTCACCCATTGCTGCGTCAATCTCGGTCAGCTGACGTACCTTGGGCATCAGTCGACGGAGCTGGCCCAGCGTGAGCGGCGGGATCAACCAAGTTTCACCGCCCATCGCCACTTCGACGCCGGGGATCATGCTCTTCTCCACGCGCGCGCGCGATTGTATCCTAAGCGTACGGGCCTCATTCCACCGTACTGAGGTACCCAATTGTGCCCGACGCATCGGCGAATGCACTGAAGTCCAACTCGTTGATCGTCCATGTGTCAACTTTCGTCGGGAAGGATAGTTTATTGGCCGTGCAGGCATTGAGACGGAGGGCAGTGCCGTTCCCGTTATAGCTTGTGTAGAACGTCGCCTTGAAAGTTGGCGTGGTACCCATCGGTTGGTTGGTGATCGCCAGCTTGCTGCCGCCGGTTGCTGTGTTGTAAGTGTACGATAGTAAAAGGGCGGCGCTGGCATCGGCGGCCGAGAAGGTGTAGACGCCAGTCGCCAAATTTAAAGAATATTGGCCGGCGGCCGAGGGAGTGGTGACGCGATTAAAACGCTTGCCGCTGCCGGCGTAGACAACTCCGAGATCATCGTTGAAGTTTGTCGCGTTGGCTGGAGTGACCGAGTACGGCGTCGACGCGGGAACGCTTGCGGCCTCCAGCTGGGCAACGGCGAACTGCCCCGTTGCTGGGGTCAGCCCGAAAAAGATGTCGGAGTACAAAAGCCCAAGAATCTGAGCAAATTTTGCCTTTCCGGAAATTTTACCCTGCCCGCGTGCGATTGCCACCGGGAATTGCAGCTGGCCATAAAGCTCTTTATCTGTCCAGTCGAAGTCGATCTGGATATCCTGCAGCACGCCGAACTGACGCGGTCCAACACCCGAACCAGTCACATCGGTGCGCTCGCCCCATACTGCTCCCGACCCAAAGCTCAATTGCATGTCACACAATCCCTCTCAAAAGCCGTTTCAGGGTCTCCTTGGCGGCGTAAGCAGCATTCCAAGCCTGCGTATCGCGCGCAATTGGCGAACCTGGAAAATGATCAACCCACCAACGCTCGATCAATTCGTCGACTGCAAAACGCTCGGCAGTTTGGATAGTGTTAAAATCATCCTCGGCCATGACCACTCCTCTATCACCCGCCAAAAACCGCTGAACTGTCGTCCTCAGACGCAAAGAATCTCGATTGGTACAATCGCAATTGCCTGATCCCCAAGAACGCCCTCATCGGTCTCGATCTTGCCGGCAATATAGGCGTGCTGGACCATCTCTGGCAGCCCGAGATCTTGGATTCCGGTTATCGGAGATGGCGCCAGCGCAGCTTCAAGCGTATCGAGAAGCGG